CGCAGGCTGTCCTGCTCCGCTTTGGTGTCGTTTAGGATCTCCGACCCGTCCAGGGTGAGGTCCCCGTTTGGGATCGGGATGGTCTGCATCTTTCCACGGACGCGCCCGAGGACCTCCTTGGAGAGGGCCACGGTCATCTTCCTGATCCACTGCTTGCCGATGGAGTTCAGGGCCGAGTACTTGATGTTGTCGAACGGGATGTTCGACATGTTCGCCACACCGTCCACCGTCTTGTCACCGGGAACGCTCGGCGCGTACGGGTCCTGCGCCACCGTGTAGGTGAAGAAGATCGGGATGTTCATCTGCGGCGACGGGTACAGCGTCAGCTCGTTGTGGTGCAGGTCGTAGCTGTAGTTCGAACGCCGGACCTTGTTGCTCATCTTGAACTGCATGCCGCGGAGGACGTCCTCCCAGATGGGCAGCAGGTAGAAGATGGTCTCCGGGGTGAACGACTCGAAGCTGAACTCGTTGTTCAGGTAGTTGATGGCGGAGGTCGTGCCGAAGAACCGGAAGGCCGAGAGCGGGTCCGGGTGGAAGATCTCCTTGATGTAGATCCGCATCGGCTGCCCGTCCGAACCGGTCGGGAAGTTGGCAGGTCCCTGCGGATTGGAGCCGCCGTGGAACGAGCCGGTGCCGCTGACGAGCGGGTTCAGGTCGTACTTGGAGACACCGGTCTGCACCATGATGGAGGCCGACATGATGTTGGCGTCGCCCACCCCGACCTCGTCGGAGAACGGTCCGGCCAGACGCTTGGCCAGCTCTAGGCTCTTGTTTGGGTACTGGTTCTCGTGACCCGTGAGTGATCCCGTGGGGGTACCTAGGAGTGTGCTGAGGACGCTCTTGGCCTGGTACATGTTGATGATGGCCGAGTACTCGAGGACGGCTTCCTCGAAGGACTCGTACACGTTGTCCGGCGTGAGCTCGACCTGCATGACAGGGTCGCCCAGCTTCCGGAAAACGAAGTCCAGCATCTTGTCGGCGTCGACCTGGAACTGCGGGTCCTGGTCGTAGATGCCGAAGGCGGTCTGCCCGGTGTTGGGAACGAACGGCACTGTCTACTTTCCTCCGAGGGGGACCCGCTCACAGATGTACTCGTGACAGAGCTTTTCCTCGTCTTCGCTTGTGGCGTATATGTCGGCCTGCTCCACCCAGTCCTGCACGATCTTCTCGATCTCCCTGAGGAGCTTCACCAGCTCGGCGTTCCCCTTCGCGGTCTTGGACTTGTCGTAGATGTCACCGATCTTGGCGGCCAGCCGGTGTAGGTCCATCTCGGACACATCCAACGGCGGGTCATCCTCGTTCTTCCACTTGGGAGAGTCCTTGATCCATGCCTTGATACGTTCCAGGGCGCGCTTCTTGGAGACGTCCGAAGCCTCGTGGAGCCGGAACACCTCTGTGAGGAGGGGTGCCATGGTTACAGGTCTCCGCCTCCATTGAAGCCCTTGGTCGGATCACGTTGCCCCTCACCGGGACCCGCGCTTCCGCCGGTGCTGCCGGCCGGAGGGCCGTCCTTGTCGAGCTCGGCCGGGTCTTCTCCCTCACCGGCTTCCATGTCGTGAGCGAAAGCCCGGAGCATCTCGGCCACCTTGGGGTCGCCCTTCGAATGCTTCTGGACGATCTTCTCCAGCTCGGGCTTCATGTCGGATTCGCTCATCCGGCCACGACCGATGTTGGAGCCGTAGGTGCGGCCCTGGAGGTTCTTCTTGTTGGGGAAGCCACCCTCACGCTTGAGGGAGTAGGCGGAACCCACGTTGATCGGGCGGGCGCCCGATACGAGGAAGACTTCGTTGAGTGAGGGGAGCTTCTTTGCCATCTTTCTGGTCTCCTAGAATAAGGCTCTACCAGATAGGTAGGCGCGCCCTAAGAGACGCGCCTCCAGAAAGAGGAATCTAAGAGGAAGGGAAGTTAGACCAGGATCGAGCCGCTGCGACCGGCGAAGACCGCTTCGGCCAGACGGTCGAGAGCGTTCGCCAACGTGGTCGGAGCAGGCGCCTGCCAGTGACTGGAGCTCACCGGTGCGTAGGCCCCAGCACCGCCTGCGGAACCGCTGAGGTTGCCGACAGCATTGTCCACGAGGAGGAAGGCGTCGTCGATGGCTTCGCGAAGCTGGACTCCAGCCTGGTTCTGCTCTGCCTGGGGCCGAGGGTCGTGCGCCCGGTCGCTGATCTCGAACTTCTGGATTCCAAGGTTCTTTGTAGCCATGTTGTAACTAGCTCCCGTAGAAAAGATTGTGACCTGTGTCTGGAAAAAGAAAAGGGGCCCGTGAGGGCCCCTTCTCATCTTAGCTTAGGCTAAGGTCTTGGGTTAGATGACGTTCATGTCCTCGACGGTCACGGTCCCGTAGAAGTCGCTGCGGACCAGCTTCTTCGCGTACCGGGTCATGACGCCCTTCCGGGGAGTGAAGTCCTCCGGAGCGTAGATCGTCGGGGTGACGATCAGCGGCACGTACGGGGCGTACACATACCCGGTCTCCAGGAAGCTACCACCCTTGAACCCGATGAGGACTCGGTTGCGGGGGAAGTAGGGATCCTTGTAGATCGTGAACCGGTTGTTCAGCGTCCCGACCTTCTCCGTCCCGACCGAGAACATGGTCTCCTTCGGGTCCATCGAGAGGATCGGCTTGTAGAGCACCGAGGCCTCGAGGATGGTGGCCACGTCCGGGCTGGTCACCATGAAGTTGGCCGCACCACGCAGCGTCTTGCGGTGGATGTTGTTCGCCACATCGATGCAGGTCTCGATGAGGGTCTCGTACCACTCGCGGACGGTGCCGGTGAAGCTCGCTCCCGAGACGCCAGCGCCGGTCGCCTTGTCGACGAAGTTGCCGGGCTTGCGGCTCCAGAAGAAGTTCGCTCCGGTCGCGAAGTAGAGCAGGTCGCTCAGGATCTCACGGTCGATCTCGAGTGCGATCGCCTCCGAAAGGACCTGGGTGAGCTCCACCTCGGCGTCCAGGTTCTGGTACGCGGCCAGATCCTGAGCGAGCTCCGGCGTCCACTTGGCGCGCAGCTTGCGGGTGTTGGTGACAACCGCGGTGCTCTGGATCTTGAGGTTGATCTCGGGGATGACCGGCGTCGGGGTCGAACCGAAGTCCGACTCGAAGTTCGGCAGCACCAGGGTGCCCGTGGTCGAGCCCTGGATGACCGAGCCAACCAGGTAGCTGACCTTGGCGGCCACGCCCGTGTCGACAGTTCCCGACACGATGAAGACGAGGTCGTTACCCTTGGCCACCGTGTGCCGGCGGTAGACGATCACCGCGTTGCCGGTGCCCTGACCCGTTCCGTCCGCCACCGGGGTGCCGTCCGTCGTCGAGCTCCACGAAGTGGACGAGCCCGAGAGCGGCACCCACTGCTTGAGAGCTGCGGCGTCGGAGAGAGCCTCACCGAGAGCCGAGAGGGTCGAGAAGCCGTTCGTCAGGGTCAGCTTGGTGAGCTGGCCGACCGCGATCGCACCTGAGAGGTCCGGATCGTAGTTGACGTCCGCCAGAGTGGCCAGGCCGGTCGCCTGTGCGAAGGTCTGTGTGGAGACCTTTTCACGAGCCGAGTACGACGTGCCAAGGTTGTACATACCCTTGGTGGCCAGGTTCTGGGTTCCCGGAGCCGTCTGGTCGCCGAAGAGCGAACCACCCGCGCTGAAGTCGTCGTTCTTGTTGCCGGCCTTGACGTTACCGTACTGGTAGTCGAGGTAGAACAAGAGACCCGACGGCAGCGAGAGCGGCTGCACCGAGACGAGCTCGTTGGCGATGAGGCCACCGAACACGCGACGGACGATCGGGAAGGCGACGTTCTGGAAGCCCTGGAGATCGCCACCGACCGAGTTGGACTCGGAGAGCAGCTGAGCCGCCTGGCTTTCCAGGAGGCGAGCCATGTTCGACTTCGCCTTGTTGCGCGGCGAGTCGTTCAGGCCCTCGAGGAGCCCGGTGCGCTCCCACTTCTTGACGAGTCGGGCAGACTCCTTCAGCATGTCCTGCCGAGAGATGCCCTCCGTCAGTTCCTTCATATCGAATCCCATTTTCTGTTTCTCCTAGTGGTCGTTGTCTGGGTTACTTGAGCAGGCCCGCAAGCTGACGCATGCGGTCGTACTTGCCCTGCCCCTCTGCCCGATCCACCGACTCACGGAGGATTTCCGGCTTGGGCGCTCCCGATGTGCGGGCGCGCTGGGCGTTGCCGACCGGCTTGCGAGACTTGGACTCGCTCAGCTGACCAGCCGATGCCTTGAAGGAGCTCACGATGGCCTCATAGACCATCTTCACTTGTGCGACCGACTTTGCCTTGTCGATCGATTCGAGCACCACCTGCTTCTGCTCCTTCGTCAGGCGGACGCTGCTGTTCAGGATGCGGTTGACGTGCAGGACCTTGCTGTTGAACAGGTTGGTCTCGTGCAGCGTCTGGCCGAGGCGCTTGATCAGGGTGACCGCTTCCTTGAGCTTGGCACGGAGCATGTTGTTCTCCGCGAGGCCAGCCTTGAGCGCTTCCTTGATCTGGTAGTCGACGTGGTCCGGAGGAACCTCGGTCTCCCAGTGCTTCTCGCCGGTCTTCTTGTCGGCGATGCCAGTCTCCTTGTGAGCCTGGTCGAGCTCGCCGCCACCGACGATGTCCTTGAATCCCTTGGACACCTGGGCTTCGGTCTGGAGGGCAGCCTCGTAGACCTTGTGGAGCTCCGTCTCGGAGATCTCGACTTCCTCTTCCATCTCGTCCTTCTCCTTGTCCTTGCCTTCCTTCATGTCAGGCTCGGCCTCGGCATCTTCGCCGAGATGGGGGATGGACATGCCGCCCATTCCCTCGTCTTCCATCTTGTCTTCGTCGCCACCGGCTTCCATCTCGTGGCCGCACTTGGGGCACTCGAGGTGTTCGCCTTCTTCGACTCCGTGCTCATGGGCGCCGGCCGCAGACTCAGGATTTTCATCCTCGCCTTCTTGGCCCGGCATCTCCATGTGCTCTTCACCGTCTTCGGAAAGCTGGGGGAAGAACCCGGCCAGCGACTCGAGGTCGAGCTCCTTCTCCTTGTCGTCCTTCTCGTCGGCCATTTCTTCATCTCCCTTATGCTTGCCTTCTTGGTACTTCTTCTGCTTCTCCCGTGAAGCCGGGGAGTAGTAGTCCGCCCCTTGATCGCTCACACGGTCGACGCTCTCGCCGGCAAGGGCGGAGCGGATCTGCTTTTCGAGAAGGGCCTTCACGCCGGGAGCCATCTGCTCCACGATCTCGTTCTTGGCGGCTTCGAGCGCGGCAGCCTTCAGGGCCTTCGCGTCCTTTACTGCCTCCTTCACGAGCTCTCGTCCTTCCTTTGCGGCCATGTCGTCCTTTCCTCTTCGGGGCGGAAACGTTCTACATCTAAATAAAGACGCCCAGAATATTTTCGCTCTTTTTTTTAGTTTCTCGATTCCGAGCGACGGAGTTCGAGTCGTCTGTTGAAGTCCGCCCGGGCACGCTTCCTCCGGTTCTTCACCGAAGGCTTCTCGTAGCCTCTACGCTGGTAGACTTCCTGTATGATGCCCTCATTCCTCACCTTCTTCATGAACCGCTTGATCATTCTTTCCGGCGATTCATCCTTCCGGGGAGCCACTTCTGTGTACTTGGCCCGGACGGGGTCGTGCGAGGAATCCTTGCCCTTCTTCATCAAATCACTTACTTTCGGCCAGCTGCGGCCTTCTTGGCCATGCCCTTGGCACCGTACTTGTTGCGACCGATCGACGCAGCCAGAGCACCGGCGTCCTTGACACCCTTCTCGTGGGAAAGCTTTCCCTTCAGCTTCTTGAAGCCGACCTTCTTCTCAGCGACTGCGGTGTTGGGCGGGAGGGGCTTGGCGTCTTCCTTCATCGAGCCGAGGCCGCGACGTTGGAAGTCATAGTAGTGCATGGCCGCTTCCCAGATGTTGCTCGGGACGGGGGCGGCAGGGGCCGGAGTCAGGAACGCCCAGGCCGACCTGGGATCGGGCCGAAGCTCCTCGGAGATCATCTGTCCGATGACCTGGCGAAGGGCAGACTCCATCTTCGTACCATAGACTCGGTCGTCGATGGTTGGGGCGGTGTTGGTGTAGGGACCGAAGTTTGCGGCGCCCTGCGAGCGGTAGAGGTTGAACGCGCCGAGAGGAGGAGCGAAGTCGAGGTTCTTGTCGACGATCTGACCGTCGGCACGAGTTTCCGCCTCAGCGACCTTCGCCTTCTTCTTCTTTGCCTCGTTGATGGCCGTGGTGACCATGGTCCGAAGCTGCTCTACGGTGATCTTCATCTACAGAGGCTCCTTGTCTAAATAGACCAGGCTTGAAATCTTCCTTCTTTCTCGGAATTATTAGAGACCAAGCATCTTCAAAATGGCGCCCCAGGCACCCTCATTGGCCAAGACGTCGTAGTCTTCCGACCAGCCGGTCATGTAGCCACGGCCTGAAGGGTTGGTCTTGCCGAGACCCTGGCCGAATCCAGAACCTACTACCTGCATGAGGACAGAGGGGAAACTGTCGAAGTCCGTCAGCTCCTCTTCCGAGGGCGGTTCTTCGCCCATGTCCCGCTGGATCTCAGATTCCAGACCTTCGTCCGAGGAGTCTTCCCAGTGGTCCGCGTCGAGGACCGCCGGCTCTTCTACGGGAGGGGCGACTTCTGCGCCCTCGTGGTAGTCCGAGAGAGTGTCCATGAAGCTCTCGTCGTCGTCCGTCTTCTTCTTGGGATTGACGGCCCAGTCTCCGCCCATGCCCGGGGCGACGTTGCCGAGCTGTTGGCCACCCTTCCCCGACTGGGTAAAGTTCATCGGAGTGCCCGAGGCTTCCTCGAAACCAGACTTGGCGGTGACACCCTTGCCCTTTGCCGTGAGGGGACGGACCAGGGTACGCATCCTTCCCTGACCACGTCCCTGGCCGGTGCCCGAAAACCGAGGAGCAGTCTCTGAACCACCGTCGTCGTCACGGTCGTAGGGGAAGTCCTTTGGCTGTGTCTCGGGCTTCCACTTGTAGGCGCGGCCCACGTAGTCGGCGTCTGGACGACCCATGGCGCCGACGTACCCCGAGTACGGAGCCTCGAGGAGAGAGTGCAACCCTTCGATGTATTCGTCGAGTCTCACCTATTATTACGCCCGGCGATCCAACGCCTTTCTCTGCGCCTCGAGCTGCTTGAGGCGAGCCTCATCGATCTGTTCCTTGGCGGCCGACGGTGTCTCACCGTCCAGGTTCTTCTTGATGTTGCCGAAGTTCACGCCCAGCTTGCCGAGCATGTCCAGCGGGACGCCTTCCTCTCCGTAGAGAGCCTGGGTCTCGCCCTGGACCGATCCGCCGGCTGCCTGCTCGGGAAGAGCGGGCCTGGTCCCTTCGAACATCATGGCCAGGTTGGGGTCTCCACCTGACACACGGTCGATGGCTCGCCGTTGGGCTTCCTGCTGAGCGACACGCGGGTCCTGAAGAGCCTGCTCGGGATCTTCCCCGTAGACGTCCGCCAGCTGCTTGCGGCGGATGGCCTCGGTCTGGGACTGCTTGCCGCGGACCAGCGGGCTCTGGTGGTAGATGCCCTTGTGGTCGTTGGCCATGGCCTTCGGGGTCTCCTCCTCCCAGTCCTCCTCGTTGTCGCCCTGCATGAGCTCTCGGAGGTTGGTAGGATTCCCCTTGGAAACGTGTCCGGCCCTCGGACGTGAAGCCGGGGCGATCGCAGCACCTGCTACCTCAGCCATCACCTTCTTCAGGTACTTCTCAGCAAGCGCCTCCGCGATCAGGGAGGGAAGGATCTTGGTGACCTCCTCCTTGATGATCATGCGGATGGCACCGCGGAGCTCGTTCATCGAAATCTTCATCTATCACCTCGGCAAGACGATGTCGTTGAGTGCACGGAAGATCCGGTCTTCCTTCTTGAAGACCCGACGGGGCTCGAACTCCACCTTCTTCCCTTCCGCGAAGAGGTAGGCGCCGGGGGTCGACGGTTCGGAAACCATGTCCCAGCAGATGATCTGGTAGTCGTCCTGGACGACGTCGGTGCCCTCGTTGGTCTTCTCGGTGGAACCGACGCCGCGGCTGCTGATGCCGAGCTTCACACCGGCCTCCAGCAGGCCCGCCAGGATCTTGCCGGAGGGCAGGCCATCCAGCACCTCCACCCGGCCCATGACGTTGTCCCCGTCCCACCACATCTCACGGACGACGTGACTGACGTTCTTCAGGCTGACCGAGGAGCTCTCCGGGTGGTCACACTCGCCGACGGCGCGGGACTCCCGCACGGCCTTCTGGTAGTTCTCCACCTCCCGGCGGAGGATCTCACGCGGGTAGATGCGCTTGTTCTGGTTGAGCTGGTTCGCCTTCTGGATGATGCCGGTGAGCATCAGCTTGCCACCGTTCTTCTCGCGGGACTCCTTGATGATGTCGGAGTTCGAGTCGACGGCGATCCACTCGCGGAGTAGTTGCTTGGTCTGCATTAGGAGATCTTCCTGTACTTCTTGACCAGCACCTGCTTGAGGAGGCTGATCTGGAGAGGGGTGAGGTCGGCGACGATCTCGTCGACACCGTCCTCCTGCTTCTCGAGGTAGCGGTCGCGGTTCATGACGGCCTTCTCGAGCTCGTCCATCCGGTCGAGGATCCGTTCCTGCACCTGGATGAGCTCCGCCCGGAAGAGCTTGGACTCGGCCGGGTCACACTTGGTGAGTGCCACCTTGGCCTGGTCCGAGAGCTCGATCTTCGGGACGCCGTGTTCGATGTAGAGGGCCATCGGCTCCACGGCCACCTGGCCGACGGTCGCCGAGAACGGGAGGTAGGTCTTGCCCGGTCCACCGGCCAGCTTGATCCCGCCCATCTCCTTGATCTTCACCTTCTTGCCGACCGCCTTCTGGACGGCCGAGAGGGCGTCCTTCAGGACCTTCTCGGTCTTCTTGTCGATGTTCTTCTGCAGCCCCTGGAACTTCTTGTCCGAGGAGAGGGCCTGCTTGCTGAGACGGGTGATGTACTCGTCCCAGTTGGAGCCGGTCTTTTCCTCGTGGAAGAGGGACTCGTTCACCAGCAACCCGATGGCGGCCTGAAGCAGAGCGAGACCTTCCGGTCCGTCCGCGGCGACCTCCTTGCAGTCGGGGGCGATAGTGACAGACACGGACTCCTTCTTGGGAGCCGGCGCCTTCTTCTTGCCGGTGTCGGTGCCCTTCTCCTTGGAGGCCGACTTCTCCTTCTCGGCCCGCTTCTTCGGGTCCTTCAGGAGGCGATCGACTTCCTTGCGCAGGCGCTTGAGCTTCCCCGGGTCCTTCGGCGGGAACCGGCTGAGCTCCGCCTTCTTGGCACCCACCTTGGTCGGGAAGTTGCCCACGGCCTTGCTGGGCTTCTTCTTGCCCTGGTTCGGCGAGTAGAGCACAAAGCCACCGCCGCCCGCCTTCTTGCGGACGACTTCCTTCATCTTGTTCTTGACCATCTCGCGGATGGCATGTTCCTTGACCTGCTCGCCAAACTGCACGTAGTTCCCCTCGTCGAGGAGCTTGCAGGTGGACTCGGAGATGCCGTCGTCCATGCCGTTGAAGTAGGTGAGCACCATGCCGTGGGTCAGCTCAGGATCGAGGGCCATGGCCTCGTCAACCTTTTCCTTCCGCTTCTTGATGCCCATAGGAACCTGATAGCCCATCGATCCAGCTCCACCCACACCCATCTCTTCGATCCTGATGTCGTCGGGCTCGTATCCGCCCACGTCCTTCATGTGCTTCTCGAAGGCGTCCTTCTTGTCGTCGGGAACCGTGGCGGTGCACTGCGGCCAACCGCCGCCCGGACCCTTCGGGTTGATGATCTGGGTCTTGGCACCGAACTTCCGCTCGAGGTCCTTCAGGAACTGCTGGGCCTTGCCCGGCTCCTGGGCCACGTCAAACTCGTAGTTATTCATTGCTCGAAAGCTCCTCGGCCAGCTTGTGGAAGAGCATCATCTCTTCGATGACGGACTCGTCGAGACGGGAGACGTCGAGCTCAGAGAGCTTCTTGGCAGCCTCCACGTAGCGTTGCTTCATGACCTTGTCTTCCTGGACTTCCTTCATCTTGTAGGACTTGACCAGGACCTGGGCGATCTGGTTCTTGTCCTCGACGAGCTTCTTCTTCAGGTCGGTGGAGTGCTCCGTGACCAGCGCCCGAACGTACGACTCGAGAAGAGACTTCTGCCCGCCAGAGAGAGAGTTCCCGTACTTCTCGTTGAAACGGCGGGAAGCCATGGCGTTCACCAGGTCGTCGACCTTCTCTTCGAACGGCTGGTCCGGCTTCGGCGGGGTGGAGGTCATCCACGCCACCATGCCGTCTTCCAGCTGGATCGCCTGGAAGTTCTCGGAGAGACGCTTGCCGCGGTGGCTGTCGATGTAGAGCTGGATGCTGGCGAGGAGCCGGTACTCGGGCAACCGGTGCTTGTCGAAGAAGTCCCGGCCGAACGTGTAGTTCAGCTCCTTGATGAGGTTACTCTTCTTGGAGTCGAGCTTCTTGGAGTCAGCGTCGGCGGCCTGACGGGCTACCTCACCGAGGATCCGACGGGCGGTCTCATTGGAGACTCCGCGGGTGTCCCGGATCGCCCGGAACAGCTCGAGCTCCTCGGCCAGGGGTTCACCGTCAGAGAAGTACCGTTCGGTGATCTCCACCGTCTGGTTCGCCCCTTCCTTGTCCTGATCGACGAGCTGTGATCCCAGCCGGCGTACGAGGAACTCGTACACCAAACCGGAGTTGCGCTTCTTGTTGTGCTTGAAGGCCATATTTTGATGTCCTCTGGGTCTAAGTCTAGGTCTAAATAGGTGACCCGGCCGGTTCTACTTCTTCTTCTCCAACTCTCGGGCCTGAGACATGGTCTGACGAAGGTCTTCGTCGATCTTCTGGGTCCTCTGGATGGAGTCCTTGAGCTTCCTGTCGATGACCGACTCCGAACGCTCGTCTTCATTTAGATAGACCCGGTGGCCGATCTGGCGGGCGATGCTGTCCGAGAAGGGCCGGTTGATCAGCCGCTTGAAGGCCTTCATGTCCCCAGGATCGCTGGCGGTTTGCTTCTTCCGACCGAAGACATGAGCGTGAAGATCGGTGCTCGGGTTGAAGAGATCGTGTCCCTTCCCCGTAGAAATCATGGCGTCGTTCCCCTCGGAGCCCTTGTTCCTCTTCTCGTCCTGGGGTTCCAGCTTCTTGAAGCCGATCTTCGGGTTCTGGCAGCAGGTGGCCTGGGCCGGATTGAAGCCCTTGTTCCAGGGATAGACGTGTCCGCAGGTGGCGCACTCCAGACCCCATCCCTTGTCCTTCTTCTCCGGGAGGACTTCCTTCTCCTCCTCACCAGAGAGGTCGGAGGGCTCGCTGCGGTTGGTGCGGATGGCGGCCTGGTTTGCCCCTTCCGTTGGTGCTTCCTCACCTCCGCCCCCACCTGGCTCCCCTCCGAGCGTGGTAGGAAGCTCCTGCTCACCGGGAGTGGTCTCTTCCCCGCCTTCCGGAGGAGTTTCCCCACCGGGAGCGGCTCCGCCACCCTCGGCCGGAAGCTGCATGCCTTCCAGGGTGAGATCCTCGAGCTTGTCGGCCCGCTTGCCTTCCATGACCTCCTCGATCTCGTCGTCCGAGAGGTCGAAGATCTTCTTGTAGACTGTCTTGCGGTCCAGCATGCCCTCCGTGGCCGTGCCGGCGATCTCGAACTTGGTCCTCCAGAGCTCCAGCTTCTGCTGAAGGGCGATGGAGGAGGGATTCGCCATCTTGATCTCGAAGTCCACCAGGTCTTCCCCGGAGTAGCCGAGGAGGAAGAGGTGGATGATGGCGATCTTGTTCAGCTCGGAGATGATGATCTTCTGGATGCGCTCGATGGTGCGGGCGAACCGGACGTCCTGCTGGGCCAGTGTGGCCTTGCTTCCGATCTCACCCTCGTAGCCGAGGTACGACTTCGGGATCTTCAGGGCCGCGAAGAGCTTGTTCTGGATGTACTGGACGTCGTCGATATCACCCGTGAACTGGCCGCCAGCGAGAGTCTCGATCTTCGAGCTCTTGTCGCCGCGGGTCGGGATGAAGTAGTCCTCGTCGACCGAGAGCGGGTTGTAGCGCAGGTCCACGCGGCCGGTGGTGGGGTCGACGACCTGGGTCCGACGGAGGCGGGTCTTGATCTGCTCCATGAACGACTCGATGTCGGCCGGAGCGACGTTGCCCACGTCGATATAGAACACGCGCCGTTCAGGAGAACGGACGATGCGGTACACCAGCATCGCGTCCTCGATGAGGATCAGCTGCCGCCAGATGCGGCGGGCGGGCTCGATGATGGAGGCGCCATAGGGAAGGAAGTTGTCGTTGCCCAGCAGGCGGAAGTGCACCACCTGCCAGTTCTCCAGGATCATGTTGCCCTGGGTCAACCAGCGGAACCGTACGGCGAACGGGTCTTCCTTGTCGTACCCTTCCTCACGCTCAATCTCGTTGATCGGGATGGGGAGCAGGTTCAGGATGCCGTTGGTCTCGGAGGCGTCCACGAACAGGACGAAGTCTCCGTACTTGCAGAGGTTGCGGACCCAGCTCCAGGCGTTGAACTCGAAGTTCAGGATGTCGAAGAACAGGGTCTCCAGGGTCTGCTTGATCTCCTGGTTCTTGCTGATGATCTTGACCGTCTGCCCGTGCTCGTCGAAGGACGTGACCTCGTCACCGTAGATGTCCAGGGCCGAGGCGATCTCGGGGGTGAACTCCATCTCGGAGTAGTCGGCGTAACGAGCGAGGCGCTCGTACTGGCCGTAGCTGGCGAGCGAATGGACGTAGAGGGAGCTCAGCTCCTTCTTATAGGCCCTCGCCGTACCACGCGGTTCGTTGAGCTTCTCACCGGCGGCGATCTTGTGACGGACGACAGGGCCTGAGCGGAAGAGCCTGGTGAGGCGCTTCCACATGTTCTCGGGCTCTCTCGTCTTTGTCTGCAGCTCAGGCATCGATTATCCCTTCAAAATCCAGCTATAGTCTTCGACGATCCCATTCGGCAGGGTGATCTTCATCTTACGCGGGTCTGTCTGTCCACCGCCGAAGATTCCCAGGGCCTGCTGACGTGCGATCTTTGGATCCTTGTTGGCTCCCGGAATGTCAGAGTTCAGTGTCGTGGTCTTGCTCATGGCGTTCATCAGCTTCTTGTTCACCTCTTGGGTGGCGAAGCTGGGACCCATGACGGTATCCCTTACCCAGGCCGCGATGGCCCCGGACATCACCAAGTCGTCGTTGTAGCCCTTCATGGCCTCAGGGCGACCGTTGTTCCAGATGAACGTGCGGAGCTCCTGGAGGAAGCGCCTGCTCCGGATGATCATGCTCCGGGTGCGGATGTATTCCTCCAGCTTGTTGCAGATGAGCGGGCGGGTGCGCTGGGAGGTGGTGAACCCCGGGATGAGGTCAGGATCGTGTACACCGAACAGGGTGTTCACCGGCTCACCGGGCTTCTGATCGCCGCGGCGGCTGTAGTACACGTTGGGGTAGCATGCCAGGCGGACGTGTTCCAGGCAGGCCAGACCGACCTGGTTGTTCTCGATCACCAGCATGGCGTTGCCATAGGTCTCGCCCATCTTGCAGAGGCTCTTGGCGAACTGGTCAGGAGGAACCTTGGCGTAGTATTCCGCCACCTGGCTCATGTTCCTGAGCTCGAAGATATGAGCGGCCGAATAGTCCCGTCCGTCGCCGCGGGCGACGTCGGCCGTGATCAGGTAGGTGTTGCCCGCGTCGTACGGCCACCAGACGTGAAGGGCCCGGTCCTCCAGCTCCATGCTGACGGGCGGGAGGATTCCCTTCTCGATCTCTTCGAGACGCTCGCCCGTGATGACGGTGTCACCCGAGGCGTTGAAGTTGCACTCGAGCTCCTGGGCCACTTCTCGGGGACCCATGTTCGCCGACTTGACTTCCTTCCTGAACCAGGAAGAGGTCTTGAAGCCGGGACGGAGAGGGTCGTCCTCGAGGTCGGCGACGTGTTCCGGGTGCCGCCACCACATGAGACGGGTCGGGTTGAAGTCGTTCTCGCCGGTCTCGGCGTCCGTGTAGAGCTGGTGGTACTTGTTGCCGACGCCGTTCGGGGTCGACAGGATGATGGCACGACCGCCCGCCTGGACGACCGGGTAGATACCGGTCCACAGATCGTCGAAGCCCGGAATGAAGGCCGCTTCGTCGACGATCATCAGCGAGACGGCTTCAGATCGGCCGGCGTCGCCAGAGGTCGCAATGGAGTGGATTCGAGAACCGTTCGTGAGTTCGATCGACTTGACGTTGTCCGAGATCTGGTCTGCGAGGACAAGCCACTTGGGGAGCTTCTTGAAGGCGGTACGGACCTTGCGGACGATGTTCTTGGCGGTCTCGTCCTTGGAGGCCATGACGACGACGTTCTTGTCGCGATGGAAAAGGATGAGCCAGAGGGCGTAGGCGGCGGTGACTTCGGAGATGCCGAGCTGACGAGCCTTCAGGATGACGTTGAACCGGTTCTTGAGGTAGTCCCGGATCAGCTCTTCCTGGTAGTCGAACAGGGCAAACGGGATCAGTCCGCGAACGGGGTGCTGGATCCGGACGTACTTCTTGATGAAGTAGACTGGATCCCGCCCGCAGCGGATGATCTCATCCCTGATTGTCGACTTGGTCGCCAAGATCGAGCTCCGTTACACGTCGAGCTCGTAGAGGTGCCACATGATGTAGTAGTACCGCTCGTTGAGCGACACCTTCTGCACCGTGTAGTCGGCCTTGTCCTTGATTTCCTTGAGCTTCAGTTCCTTCTTCGCCCGCTTCTTGAATTCCTTCTTGAGCGAGCTGACGTAGGCCTTCTGAAGCTTGTGGGCGGTGTCCTGGACTTCGGCCATCCGCTGGGGCAGGTGCATCTCGAACATCGTCACCTGGATCCGCAGGACATCGCCAAGGAAGTCCACCTTGTAGGCGCAGGAGGGGTGACGGCCGTCGACCCGCTCATCTTCGGCGATCTGCTTGATCGTCTGGAAAGTCTGCATCGGCTCCCGGACGTCGTTGTATTCTGCGACTTCGAAGCTCTCGGGCTTGTCCATTTTCTTGAATGCTCCTAGATGCTTACGTGCATCTCTAGCTAAGTAGAAGACTTCAAGAAAAAAGGGCGGACTTTCGAGAAGTCTTTACGATATCTTTTCGGAATACGCCTTGAGCTGCTCGGGAGAGGGACGCCAGCCGTCCTTCCATCTTTGCTCCCGGAACTCGATGAACTCGATGAAGCAGTTCATGCAGACCCCGAAATCATAAAAGGACATTGTGGACTTGTGTCCCTTCATGGGAAGGGAGCACTGGGGACACCAGGCGGGTACGCGGAGGCTGTGATGGTCGCTCACTTGATCACCCAGAATGTAAGATGGCCCAGGTGCTGGTTGCCCCTGTCGTCCCGAAGCTGAAGTCTGGCAGCGGCCACACCGTCAGCGGTTTCTTCGTCCACGTAGAAGACGCAGTTCATCTTCCGGCCCCACTTCTTCAGTTCGAAGCGCATAGGCTTTCCGTCCGAGTCGACGAGCGTCATTTCCGAAGGATGACTGTTCTTGAAGTGCCGAGGAGAGAGAACCACCTTGAACTCGAACTCCCCGAGCTCAGCGTAGGTTTCCCTGAGGTTGTAGACGACGAAGCGATCTGATGGCTTGGTCGGCATCAGTTCCTCTGGAAAGGTCTCCACTCGAAGGAGAGACCGTAGTACTTGTCGACGACGTTGTTCAGGCCCAACCAGACGTGTGGTCCGAGAGTGAACTGCTTGAACTGGTAGTTGACCCCGAGTCCGACGAGCGCACCAAGTCCGGACTGGTTCGATCCAGCTCCTAGATCGACAGCCACGCCGATGTGTTCGTACCAATGCGGCTGCAGGACGTACGGGTTGACAGACGTGACCTGGATGTCGATCCCGATGTTGTCTTCGGAAGAGGTGGCGTAGGTATGCCAGGCCTTGTCACTGTCCTGGGATAGCGCCAGGGTGAGCTTGAGGGGCCTCCCCTGTGTCAGGCGCACCCATGCCTGGGGCGGATTGGTGAGTGTCCAACCATCCACCTTGATGTAGCCGAAGTCCTCGTGGAAGTCCACCTTCTCACGACCCTTGGCGATCTCGATGGGATTTGTGGGCGGGTTCTTGGGATCGATCGGAACGGGAGTCTGGGTCGCCTTCGCCAGCCCCTCGTAGTTCTTCTTCCAGGTGAGCACCAGCTGGGTGGCGTCCAGGAGCTGCTGCTTTTGCTTCAGGACCTGGTCTTCCAGCTCCTTCACCTGCACGTCCTTCTGGTTGAGGGTACCCTGGATGTTCTGGGTCTGGATCGTCAGCTTGGTGTAGAGCCCCTTCTGGACCTCGATGGTCTTGTCCTTCTCGGCCAGGGAGTTCTGGAGGGCCGTGACTTCCTTCTGGTGAACATGGTTCTGCCAGGCCAAGGCCAACACCAAGGCGACGATGGCCGCCGTCAGCACCCCAAAGAGGGTGACGAGGACCTTGTCTCTGGCGTCCATCTACTTCTGACCGTCGTCGGGCTTGACCGGCTCCACTCCCGGGACCGGGTCCCCGCCGTACTTCCTGTCGGTGTAGCGACGACCGACGTACGCGCCGAGCGTGGGCGTCAGGATCGCCGCGATGGACGTCCCGTCGATCGTCCCGCAGTCGAACGTCCTGCCGGCGATGGCGATGGTCACTCCCGCGAGGAGGACCTTGAGGAGACAGAAGGCGAATCCGACGACCGCCATGGTAAGGACCGCGTCCTTCTTACCCGATGAGTTCTTCAGCATCCAAAACATTCTCCGATTCCCTTTCAGACCTCGATGTGCGAGTAACCTTCCTCGTCCGTCGTGATCTCGATGATGTTGTCGACCATGTCCTTCATCGACTCGATGTGGCTGATGACGATGACGTGTTCGAATACCGTTCTTAGGTAGTCGAACATACGGCCTACAGACTCTAGATTCTTGGGGTCGAGCTTCCCGAATCCCTCGTCGATGATGAACATGTTGGTCTTCGGCAGGTTCGAGATCGAGAGCAGCGCGGTCCTGATGGCCACAGAGGCCAACATCTTTTCCGCTCCGCCTCCAAGTTCCAGGATGCGGGGCTTGTACTCCCCGTACTGGAGATAGAGACGGATACTCTGCTCTTCCGGATCGTGTTCGATGACGACTCCGAAGTCCGCCGAGTTCCCGAGGATCTTGTTGATCTCCTCATTGATGACCGGCAGCTTCTGCGTCAGGATGTCGTACGCGATCCCGTCCTTGCCCATGGCCGAGACGTAGTGCTCGAAGGCCGTGCAGCGGTCCTTGACGTCCTGCAGGATCGAGAGCTCCGCCTCCAGCTTCGTCAGGATGGTCTCCTGGCCGCCGCGCTCGTGGTTCAGCTCGTTGAGCCGACCCTGCATCTTGGAACCGGAGCGTTCCTCCGCCTCCTTCTCCTCGACCAACTGAGAGATCTGCTCGTCCAGCTCCTGGTTCCGGAGGAGAGAAGCTTGAGCCTCTGCTGCGCGGTCGATCTCCAGCTGGGCGCTGACCTTCTTCGCTTCGAAGTCCTTCACCTTCAGTCGGTAGTTCTCCAGCTCGAGCTTCCCGTTCTTCTGTTCCGCCACGAGAGAACTGCGACGCTGGATTTTCTGAAGCTCCTCTGTGTACTGCTTGGAAAGCGGCTCTACCTTCTGGTGCTCAGAGCGGAGGGTAGCTTCTTCCGACTTGATGATTCCGAGCTCTTCCTCCCACGAGGGGATCTTCTTCTGAGAATTGAAGGCGTCCACTAGGAACTTGCACTCGGGGAACTGGTCCCCACACGGGACTTCCTTCAGGAGCGGCAGCTTCTTCTTGTGGAGCTGGAGGGTCTGCTCCGCCTTCTCACGACGGCTGACCACCTGCTGCAGCTCGTTCCGCACGTCCAGGTAACGATCCGAAGCGGCCTTGAGCTCCTCCAGGTTCGTGGCCTCCGAGATCTTGGACAGCCTCGTCTCGTAGTCCAGCAGCTCGGCCTGCTTCTTTCCGATCTTCTCTCGGAGAAGCGTGATGCTCCCGTCGGCCGCCTTGATCTTGGACTGCGCCTGCGCGAGCGTCTCGGGGTGTAGGTCCACCTTCATCTTTTGGGAGCTGAGCGACATCACCTGGTCGTTCAGGGCCTTCTGCTGGATCTTGGACTGCTCCAGCTCCGCCTCCAGGACCGTGATCTCCCCTGAAATAGTGGCTGCGCGTGAGCGGTACTTGGAGACATGCTCCTGCACCCCGGAGTCTTCCAGGTTGCCGAGCTTCGTGTACCACTCACGGGAGTCGTCCTTGGCCTTCATCCCCTTCTGTTCGAAGATGTCCAGATCGAGGAACTTGTACAGGATCTTCTTCCGGTCCGTCTCCTTGCAGGAGATGATGTCCATCGTGTTGACCTGCGAGGTCAGGCTGGTGAGCATGAAGTCTTCGAAGTTGCCCAGCCGCTGGCGGATGTTCCGCTCCGTTCCCGGACGCAGGTCGGCGTTCAGGGACTCCTTCACGCCCTGCGGATCGGTGACATAGAAGTCGCAGGAGGTCTTGCCCCACTCCTTCTCGTCACCGTTGAACTTCATCTTGCCGTACTTGACCCGGTCGATCTTGCGCTCGATGCTATAGTTCTTGTCCTCCGCCGTGATGTCGGCAACCATGGACGCGACGTCCTTGTTGTCATTGATCATGTGGAGGTTCTTGCCGATGTTCTTCGTGACCTTGTCGTACAGCGCCTCCATGATGACATCGATGAAGGAGGACTTACCCTTGCTGTTCTCGGCGAAGATGCCCGTCAGACCCTTGATGTTGTTGAAGTCCACGACGTTGTTCTCGCCGTAGTTGAACATGTTGGACCAGAGGATGGCGTTGAGTCGCCAGGAGATGTTCCTGGCCGTCTCGTCCTCCTGTTCGAAAGACACCTGGTACTTCCGGTTGAGCTCCAGGCAGAGCTCCGTATGCTTCTCTCCGATACCGTGGCGCTTGAGCCAGTCCCTGAGGAGTCGTTCCTGGACCGCGAGCTGGCGCAGGTTCTCCGTACCGATCAGCTTCTTGCCGACCTGCGTCTGCCCCATGGCCACGTGGCCGGCGGACAGGGTGATGACGTCGTGCGGGTTGTACCGCTTCCGGACCTGGCGCTCGATCTCCTTCTGTTCCACCAGGGTGAGCTGGCGGGGAGGGCTGACACGGATCCTGGCGTTCTCTTCGAGAGCGATCTCGGGGAGCTTGAGCTCCTCGTCCAGCTTGACCGTGTAGAACTTCCTGGATCCCGAGAGGAAGACCGGGAAAACCTTGTGGGTCACCTTGTCTTCGATGTCCCAGATCAGGAAGCCCTTGTTGATGTCCTCACCGAAGTTCTGTTGGACGAGCGAGCCGGCGTAGCCGATCCGCTTCTCCTGGTCCATGAACTGCTGCTTGTGGATGTCTCCCATGAGCACGTAATCCAGACCCTCGAAGATGGTCAGGTCATGCTCCGTGTGCGTCATCCGCCAGTTCGAGTCCGTGAGGCAGCGAGAGATCGACCCGTGGAACAGGCCGATGTTGATGCGCTCCTTGTACTTTGCCCACTGCTCGGGAGTCGGATAATTCTCCGAGTCCCCGATGCCGAAGACCCAGAGGTTGAACGGGTCGTCCTCGTACTTCAGCTGCACCTCGACCAGCCCGCTCTTCTTGTGGAGATGGACGCGGTCATTCCCGATGGAGTCCACGATCGGCGTGATCGCGTCCTGTCTGTCGGAGTTCATGAGGTTGAGGTCGTGATTGCCAAGGATGATGTGGTACGGCGCGATCTCGATGACCCTACGGATGTGCTCCGAGGTCATCTCCACAAACTCCGGTGAGATCTGTGTCTTGGTGTGGGCAGTGTCTCCGGTGTTCACCACCAGGTCAGGCTTGAGCTCCTCGAGCTTCTTGTACAAGTTCTCGAACACACGACGGTAGTCGCTGTGGAACTTGAGGTTTCTGATGTGGACGTCGCTGATGTGCGCAATTCTCAAGCCAACACCCTCATCTTCAGGATGTCGAGCTCGTTCCTGACGAGCATCGCCGCCTGCTTACGCTGTTGAAATTCTGACTTGGTCATGGCTCCAAGGTCCTTCTTCCCTCGGGTGCTGATGTAACGACACCCGATTCCGTATGAGAGGAACAATTCTATGTACTGCAGCTGACGCTTGAAGGCGTCCGCGTCCATGGCGAAGTAGACATCGACACCGCTGATGACGATCTTCCGGACGAGAGACTCCGGCAGGATCGTTCCTTGAAGGATCGTCGCGTTGTCAGATGCGACGAAGGCATCGAACGGACCCTCGGTGATTACCACAGGTTGGGTCCAATCGACTAGGTAGTCGTTCCAAACGATGTCCTTGCACTGGTGCATCGGATACGGTTTGTAGCGATAGGACTCGTGCTCGTAGAACGTCCGGCCCACGCAGAAGTTCAGCTCGCCGTATTCGTCGAAGCTCGGGATGATGATGCGTCCGGCCATCTCCCCGCTCTCACAGTAGCCCAACTTCCACCGGAGCACATCGGAGAGGTCCATTCCCCTCCGCCCCATGTAGGCCATGGCCTGCTTGTAGTAGGGGCTTCTGGAGGTCACGGAGAGGGACTTGAACTCAGGTGGGAGAGCCGGAGGGTCGTACACCTTCTCCGGTACGTCGATGACCATACACCGGCTGGATCCGCGCCGGGTTTCCTCGATCTCCTCCAAGTACTCCTGCGAAGCCTTGGTCTTCCCGCGGACCGTCAGGAGTCGGTAGATGTTCCGGCCCTTGAACCCACAGCTCCAGCAGTTGAACCAGTCGGTCTTCAGGTTCACACTCAGCTGTCCCATGGGCCGGTTGCGCGGGTTCCCATGCCCGATCGGCGGGTCCGGACAAAAGAAGACCGCCTCGTCGCCCTTGACTTCTCCCTCTTGACGGAGGGCTGTCCTCAGGGCGGCGAGCTTAACTTCTTGGCGCATGGGTGCAGAATTTCTTCCTGAGCAGGAAACCTGCTCTTGCAGTAATGTAGGCGTCTGCCTGGTCGTAGCAGTAGGGCTGCGGGTTGTCGTTCTTGTTCCTGACGATCGGGAAGCCTGGCTCCTTGGACATCACCCACTTCAGAGTGATCTCCTTCTTGTCCCCTCCCTTGGGAACCAGAAGACCCTGGGTCTTCATGTTGGCCTTCACGGTCGAAGGATGGATCGCGCCGATATGGCCACAGCCTCGCCACTTGCACCAGATCATCCAGCAGACCATGGCGTTGAATGCGGCCAGTCTCATGATGGTGCCGGCGTTCGATCCCCCGCCAGAGAATCCGGCGAGCCGGTCTTCTACGAAGTGGCAGTCACCGTCTGGATCCGCGTACTTGTCGAACATCTCTTCGACGAACTCCGCGACCCGATCCGCCTTGTAGTTCAGGACGGAAGCCTTGTCTTCGAACACATCGTCCGCCTTGCGCAGGTCGCAGTAACGAGACGCGACGTATTTGCCGTCGTTGGTGAACGCGGCAAACCCGACGATGGCTGTAGACACATCCCACCCGAATATCACGGGGATAAGTAGGAGTCTCTGTTGGTCTAAAAGTCCATACGCAAACGAATGAGGAGCTTGTCCTTTTCGCGCTTGCGGATGGGAGAGGCGAGCTTGGCGACGGCGACGAGCTTGTGGTCCTCGTTGTAGATTCCTACAGCGGAGATCCAAGTCGTGAGGGGAGAGTTCTTCACGATGCGCTTGTTGTAGAACTGGCTCTTCGGGTCCAGATTCAGGGAGCTGAAGGTCGGGTTGTTGGACCCGTTCGCCTGCCCTGCACCGACCCGGCACTGGAAGACCTTGGTAGTGATCTTCTCCTGGCCAGAGAAGGCGATCTGCAGGGTGTCGGGGAACGCCGGACTGGCGTCCTGGTTGATGTCCCCGAAGTCGGCGAAGGCGGGATCCGTGATGACGATCAGGCCCTCGTTGTAGAACACGTTGCCGACCTTGTTCCACTTCAGGCCAGAGAAGTTCTCCCCGGAGACCTGCCGAGACATGGAGCCGGAAACGTACAGGCGGCCGTGTCCGTCGTCCTGGATCACGCGCTGGATGCCCTTGTTCATAAAGGCATTGCAGACCATGTACACCGAGCCGGTGGCGATCTGCCTGCCGTAGAACATGGACGGAACGTGGACGATCCTGAAAAAGTCCACCCTGTCGTTGATCCTGGTCAAGGTCCCGATGGCGTTGGGGTTGTCCACCGGCTGCCAGGTGGGAGCAATGGGCAGGGTGTTGTTGAAGTTGTGGAAGTCCCCATGCAGAGAGCTCGCCCCATTGCCGTAGTCGAACGCTCCAGATCCCTGGACGTACGGATGGGCATGTCCCTTGGGCCCGTCATTGAATCGGGCGTAGTGGACGAAGGTCGGGTCCGATCCGGAAGTGGTGTTCACCTGGTTCCAGGTGCCAGAGATCGCTCCGACAGAGAGGGCCCGGTTCCAGATCCTCGAGTCGTACATGTACCCGAAGTAGGAGTTGAACGGGATGAGGTTCGATGCCGTGAAGGAGGCGGTGCCGATGCCGTTGATCGACGAGCTGTTGATGATCTCGGAACCCACCGTGAGGAACCCCGACGCTGTCAGAGGAACCGCGAGCGTGCCCGTATAGGCGTACGTACCTGCGCTGCCGGTGTTGATGTAGAAGGACGCCGAGGACCCGTTGGCCACGAACAGGCAGTCCGCCCATACACCCCGCTGCAAAGCCACGGAGGAGGTAAGGATGGTCGCCCCATCCGTAAAGGCCAGCTGGCCGGTGGAGCCGGTGATGTAGAACTTGAAGCGACCCTTCTGCGCCTGCAGGACGAAGTCCGCGGTTCCGGTCACCTGCATCGGCTTCGCCTGGACTTCCAGGGTGAAGCTCGAGCTGACAGTGGGAAGGAGCTGGCCCTGGAAGCTGACGTAGGAACCGCTGTGCGGGAGGTTCTGCCAGAAGAACAGGGAGTAGAAGTCGTAGGACCCCGTGAAGTACTCGCTGTTGACTGTAGAGTAGTAGTCGAAGAGGTTGGCGACCGGGTTGAAGTGCTCCTCGTACCAGTCGTCCTGGGTGATCAGGAAGTCTGCGGCACCGGCGATCCCGCTGACGTCCTGATTGTGGGCCTTGACGAAGTGGACCGATCCGGTGCTCGGGTAGCTGCCGGAGACGAAGATGGTCCGGTCGATGGAGTTGGTGTCGACCGGATCGATGGGGAAGAGGTTGAGGCCAGATGCGGCGAGGGGACCGACGTCAGTACGAGCGCGCACTCCTTCGTACAGGCTCAGCGAGCTGGACGGACCGACGTTCCCGTGCCAACCTGCCGAACCGGAGGCAAGGACGATCCTCGGGGTGGTGGTGATCACCGCCCAAAGGATGTCCTTCTCTTCGAACTTGAAGTAGACGCTCACTCGGGAGCCCTCCCGAGCTTAGTAGTCCAACCGGATGCGGAAGATGCCCTCGTTGTCCGGGGACTTCGTGATCGGCTTGTTGACCTTCGCAGCTGCCAGCAGGTTGTCGTTCGCGTCGTAGAGACCGATCGTCGTGATGTACGTCCTGGTCTGCAGGATGTTCGAGCCCGACGTGACACGGATGCGCTGGTTGTCGTCCACGAAGGTGGGGTTGGAGGAGTAGTTGAACTCCGTGTTCTCTGCGCGGCAGAAGTACGCCGTGCTGAACAGGTTGGTCTGGTTGTGGAAGTTGATCTTGTCGATGACCTTCCGGAACCCGTCGACCAACTGGTTGATCGAGGAGGACGACTCGGCCTGTGCCAGGTTGACCGTTCCTGACCAGGTCTGGGACGCCGGGTAGGTGGCATCGGGGACGATGATGACGCCCGCGTTGTACCACACCTGGCCGATTTCCGAGCCGGTGGCGTTGTACTTCAGCGGGGCGTAGTCTCCGCCAGGTCCCTGCTTGAAGCTGGTGGCCGCGCCGTCGTCCGAGCCAGAGAACTGGCCGGGGACTGCGGTGGTGTTGAACACCAGGCTGGTCGCGCCCTTCTTGATCTCGTCCTTCGAGATGTTGCGCTTCACCATGATGAAGAAGCACTGGGGACGGGACTGGTTGTTGATGACGAACTGCGCGTTGGGGTCACCGAGCAGCGTGCTGGCCATCATGCGGTAGATCTTGATCTTCTCGTTCTGGGACGAAGAGACCGTGACCGGCAAGTTGAACAGCGAGCTGGTGTGGTAGCCGTACGTGAAGTCCATCAGGGCGGTGGACAGAGACGAGGTGGGGCTGGAGTCGTAGACCGACTCCCAGTATCCGCCGAGGTCCGTACCCGCCGAGGCTGAAGCGATGTTCGTGAAGAACTTCACGTTCAGGTCGTTGGCGTAGATCGACGACGAGACCGAGACCACCTCGTTGATTGCCGAGATGACGGAGGCGACGTCGTGTGCTAGATCGAATGTCTTGAAGCTCACTGGGTCTTCTCCTTAGGAGGTCGCGAACTCGACCACCGAAACCGGAAGGCGAACCGAGAGGCCCGACTGCTGTCCGGTGACGACGACCGTGGTGGTGATGGTTCGAGGCTTCGCTACCTGAGCTCCGACCATCGTGTCGAAGATCTCTGTAGTCAGAGTCTGGACACGGAGGTTGAACGTGCACTGCGTCCCGCCGGCCGCGGTCTGGATCCCCGAGTCAGCCGGCACGATGTACTTGGCGGTTCCGAAGGGGGTGATGGAGACCGGGATCTGGTCGGAGACGAAGATGATGTCGTTGTCCAGCTCGATGGAGTAGTTCACGTCTACGATCTCAGCCGGGAGGATCGTCTGGGACCGGGCGATCTGCTGGCTGACGATGACCGAGGCGCCACCGCCGACCGAGTCTGTCTGCTCCTTGAGGGTGACCGAGGCCGGCTTCGACTGCATCTCCGGAAGGTACTGGAGGCGCGCGTTCCGGATGGTCACCAGCGGGTACTTCAGAGCGAAGTTCTCGTTGGTGAAAGCCTCGAAGATGGGGGTGTCCAAGATCTTGCGATCCTTGGAATCCGAGCCGGTCAGCTCGTTCCAGAAGCGGTAGTCGATCTCATCGTCTCCGCAGCGCCACCGCACGATCGCGAAGCTGCCATCGTTTCGGGCCAGCTTCTCTCGACCGAGGTCTGTGAGGACCGCGTCGATGAAAATCTCTCCACTGTTGTCCTGAAATCCCATCTCTTTTTCTCCTTGGACTGTGATTAAGTATTCTTCTCAGCCCAAAATCGACTAAGACTACTTGATACCCTGGGGCATAAAGACCTTCTTCGGGGAAGCCTTCACTGCCGTGGCCGTCCTCGGAAGGACGGTCTTCGGTGCCCAATCCCGGAAGACCGGCGGTGGCGCAGGGTTCTTTCCGACCGGCTGGGGCGTCTTTGTCGGGGCCTTGACTCCCGGGACCACGATCGCCACCTTCTGGTTGTCTACCCGGGTCTTCTGGTTGTTGTAGACCAGCTTGAGGGGGAAGGTCTTCTGCTCCCCCGTGTCCAGAGACTCCAGACGTACGAAGTACTGGGAATCGTCCAGGGCGATGTTTCCGTTGGCCTCTCTGCCCGCGAAAGTGAAGGCCGTGTCGTTCGGGACCACCGTCTCCGTGTAGAACCTCCGGAACGGGTAGGTGGCGAACGCCCCATGAAGCTCCAGCTTCACTCCAGCCTGACTGACGAAGTCGACCCCATGCTCACCATAGGTGACGTAGTCCTGGTTCAGGCGGGTCGCCAGTTGGTCTGAGAGTGGGCTGTACTCATTGTGCCTGGTGAAGGTCTGGGCCGCGTACACGTACCGGATGTGGTTCTTCTGGAAGAAGTCCACGTCCGTGTCGTAGTAGAGGACGTTCTCGGGGCCCCACTTGCTTCCGATCTCCACCCATCCCGTCAGGTCCGCCCCGTTCTGGTCCTGGAGCTTCCTGAAGAGGCGCATGTAGTAGATGTCCCGCTGCTGGTTCAGGGGCAACTTGAAGTTCACCACGATCTGCTTCCTGGCAGAGTCGGGGCGGACCGTCAGCTCGTCCGGAGGAGAGGGCGGGACCGTGTCCATGACGATGCCGTAGGCCCACGTCTTGCTCCACTCCCCGTTGAAGTAGGAGCTGCGGTACGGGGCGATGGCCTGCGTCTGGCTGGTGTGTCCGGCCAGAAGGGTGGGTTCCGGTCCCATGACGCCCATGTAGCTCGGACGGGTCCAACGGAGGAGCGCCCGGATGCGGTACCGGTAGACCTGGGCGTACTTGATCTTTGCGTCGATGTACGTATTGAAGTCGATGCTGTCGAGGTCGATCGTCTCCTTCAGGACGAAGGCGCCGCTCTGGTTCCGCTCGTACTTCTCAAGGACGTACCCGATGTACTCGATGTGAGAGAGGCCCGGGGGCGAGGCGAAGCCCGGGATCTCGATCTGCCGGGGGGAGTTCTGCAGGCCGGCGTGGTTCATGACCTCGAGGTTCGGGAGGAACTGGGCAAGGGCCATGGCGTTCTCCGCGTGTTCCGGAGTCTGCATGGCGTTGACCTTCTCAGTCTGGAGGAGTCCGCCGAGGCTGGGCAGGATGAACTTCGCCCGGATCTGGGATGAGGTGTCCGTCGGGATCTGGATCTCGGGAGCCTGGATCTTCTGCACCTGCTCGAGGATCGGATCCATGGCGATGGCCCGGGATTCTCCCGAGATAGCCGTGCGGGCGCGGAATCCCAGCGGCGGGCTCGACGCGTGCACGCCTTGGATGAACATGAACCCGCCCTGGGTCGGCGGCTTCTCGATGGCGAACTTCCCTGAGAACAGGTTCGCCTTGTCGTCGCTGCTGCCGGCAGAGATGGCCTCGTTGTTCACCCGGCCGGCGTACATGACACCGTTCGTGAGGGAGTGGATGTTGGACTTCAGCTCCTCGAAGGACAGACCCTGGAAGTCTGGGTGCTGGAGGAACGTGTCCTCGTCCAGGTAGGCATAGGGCTCCGTGGAAACGACCGGATTGGCGATCCCCGAGGTGTTTCCCGGCATGTCGACCACGGCGTGGACGGTCCCGGGGGAGATGTGGCCGTTCGCCAGGCTCTGCTTGATGAGGGCGAAGTCGTTCAGGTGCTGCGGGGTAAACTTGATGCCCTTGGTCGTGACGGCGATGGGGCGCTGCATCTCCGTGCCAAACTGGACGGGCTTCCTGTCGACCGGCTTGTTGGTCGCCGGCTTGACAGCGTACTGCTTCGCCAGGTCAGGAGCCGGGTTCCACACGATCCGGTTGAAGCGGGGGATGTCGTCGAGGTGGCGGTCGCCCGCGGCCTGGGTGTCGTTGGTCTGTTCGTCCGGGACCCAGTAGTTGTAGGTCGGGAAGACCTCGATGTCGAAATCGTGGAAGATTGTCTCGAAGGTGGCCTGACCGGACTCCATGGAGATCAGTTCAGGCTGGACCTGGGGAACGACCGTGATGAACGACGGGGCTCCAGGTCCGATCTGGTTCGGATTGGAAGACAGCGGGGCCGGCCGGCGAAGCGGCGGAGCCACGACACTGTACTGGCTTGGGACGGACGGGAAGACCCGATCGATCATGCTCGGGATTCCCATGTTTCCGAGCACAGGCGTGGCGACGTGATCGACCAGGATGGTCGCGTTCGAAGTCCCGAAGAGCGCGCTGCCTTCGATGACAGCGGACGACGCCTGCCCCTCGATGTCGAAGGGGTGGCTGAACAGTCCGAGTCCTGAAAAGATCTTGATGGCCATGGCTTATCTTATCAACTTCCCGAGCGGCCGTGGAGGCGGTGGACCCACAGTGACCCTGCTTGGCGGCGCCACTGGGATTCCCGACACACGGGACGGCGGAACGTAGACCGTCGAGGGCGGCGGAGGCGGAACATAGACCCTCTCCGCCAGGGGAGCGGGCTTGTAGACGCCTTGCGCGATGGTGTCTCCGCCACCACGGTTCGGACCTTCATCTGCGAACAACCTGATCGTCCGGACCAGGTCACTGAGACCGCCGTACGTCGTCAGGTCGATCACACCGTTCTGGGTCGGAGGCAGCTGGTTCAGGTACTGTACATCTCCCTGCGTGACCGTGTCATTGGTGACACTCGGATCGGGGACGTTGATCTCCTGCGGGGTGGCGTGAACGTTCTGGTTTCCGGCCGTGCTTCCCAGCCGAAGCCCACCGGCGCCGACAGACGGGTTCGTGCTGTAGTTGTGGAGGAGCGCCGGAAGGTTGGATCCCAGGGTCCTGACGTCCATGGTGGCCGTCTCGGGGTCGACCGTGGCGATGATGGCGCTGAGCAGCGGGCTGGCGCCGACATGGAGCGTTCCTGCGCGGTTCAGTCCCGCCGGGTTCGGCTGTTCCGTCCCCTCAAAATAGTAGAGGATACCGGTCTCATGGAGGATCTCGGCGATCGTCTGGCTTACACCAAAGTTGTTCACGCTCTCGGTGACGGCCTTGGTCACATCGTTTACGTTCTTGGGAACCACGAAGAGCCCACGGTCCATGAACTCCAGGAGGTGGGACAGACGGGCACCGAGGTACGAGAACCGCCGGGTGTCCTGGTTGTTGTCGTTCCTGTTGACCGAGGCCCGACCGTTGACTGCCGCCAGGATCCAGTCGAACTGGTCGTTGCCGTAGATCTGTTGCGAGATGAACGGCCACGGGTTGATGTCGTCGGACGTCGCTCCGCCGCCGAAGTAAGAGTCTGCCGACTGCCGCATGCTGGACTGGATCTTGGCGCGGGCCGGAGAGGACAACGTCTGCGGGTTGGTCGACACCTGGAAGAGCTGGTCCTTGGCGTCGTTCTGGATCTGGTACGCCTGCACCGTATAGAGGTAGTACTGGTCCGGCGAGCAGGAGTTGTCCAGGTACGCCCAGATCTGGGTGTCGTCGATGGTGTCGTAGAAGGTCAGGATGTGCGCCTTCAGGTAGTCCCGCAGGTGGTCCATGGACGTTTGCAGGTCAACGTTGCTCACCTGGATGGACTTCTCGGTCTGGTCGAATATCCCACGACGCTTCAAGATGTATCCGCTGGCGTCCGGGATCTTCTTCCAACCGATGACCATGCCCTGGAGCTCGTCTCCGGGCTGGAAGTCCGCCGTGAAGACGACCTTGGGCTGACGCTTCCTGAAGTCGAAGGCCGAGAGCAGCTCGAGGTCCTTCTGGGCTCGAATCTCGTCGGCCGACGGGAGGAACCGCATCAGGTCCGTGGCCGGATTGCCGCCCGAGCCGTACCCGTCCATCGAGAGCGTGAACGAGTTGATCTGGGCGGCCACGTTGGTGACCTTCGTGAGGTCCAGCTTTCCCTGGGACTGGGCGGTCAGGAGCGAGACGTAGGCCCCGATGTTGAAGACAAGCGTGTCGGCATCCGTCGAAGTGACGCTCAGCCCCAGGCCAGAGTTCCCGATCTTCTTGGTGAGAGCCTCACGAGCCGCCTGCATGTTCGAAATGACCACGAACGGGTTGTCCGGAGGCTCCAGCCCTTGGTTGAACGCCTGGGAGACGAATTGGCTCACCCTGTTGATGAAGTCGAAGACGTTGTTCCGGGCCTGCAGGGCGGCGTTCCGGATGGCGACCGTGTCGTTCACGTCGGTAGAACTGGCCAACGAGTAGGCCGGAGCCGTCACATTGATGTACGGGAAGGACAGGCCCGGCGGGGGCGCGACCGCCCGAGAGACCGTGACGGCCGGCTGGACCGTGTGGTACTGAGAGATGGCCGCGATCGACAGGATCTTTTGGGCAGTCGCCGAAGGGACTCCGAGGAGCTCTGCGACCCTGTTACACTGGTCCAGGTAATCCTGCCCTATGGAGGACGGAGGGGTCCCGATCACGGCGGCGAAGTCCCAGACGGTCTTCTGGTTGGCCGTGAGGTTGGGAGGGATGACCGGCGGCTGGATGAGGACCGCGTGGTTCACGGGCGGGGCCGTGACGATGACGGCATGAGACGGCGGCGAAGCCACCGGGCGCGGAGCAACAGTGGTCCGGACCGTGGTCGGTGGCGGAACGACGACTCCCCTCGAACCTCCTCCAAGGTTGATCATTTAGAAGAACCTCCGGCTAAGCGTCGAAAGGAAGACCTTGGACGCGAGAGCGGGCGGAGCCGGTGGTGGCGCGAACTTCCGGGCCGCAGGCGGGGGCGGAGCGGGAATGGCACGGACAGGCGGACGGACCGCGATTGGTGGCGGCGGGGAATAGGATCTAATGGTCAGAGAGGTCGGAGCCACGGACACAAGAGGTACGAGTACATTGAGCTTCGAGACCATGGGAGCGGGAGTCGTAGACAGTTGGTTCTTCTCATTGGGAGTCAGGATGACATCGACCTTCTTCTCGAAAGAATCATCGGTCACCTTGACGGCGCGGTAGACCCAGTCGGAAGTCTGTCCACCGGCTACCGAGACAGACCTGATCCGATAGAAGTAGGTGTTCCCGAACTCGACGCTCTGATCAATGTAGTGGTGTTGTCCCGACAGAAGGCCCTGGGATCCTGCTCCTCCAAGGAATCCGGCCTGGGCAGCGTCGTCGTCGGTCCGCTCCCTGAACCGGCTTGACTCCGAGTAGACCTGCCTGAACGGGTTGTACTCCAGGTTGGCGAAGTCCGAGGCGTTCAGGTTGTTGAACTTGGCCGCGGCCACGTTGTTCACGACGGCACGCTCGATCTCCCACCGGTCGACGACTCCCGAGTCGACTGACGTGTCCCAGTTCAGGGCCACGTAGAACGGACGGGACTTGCTGTCGGTCGGCTTGATCCGGAAGTTCAGGACCTGGCTCACCGGGACCGAGGCGTTGATGACGATCGGGCTGCTGAAGTTCGAAACGAAGTTTCCCGACTGGAACGCCTGGATGCGGTACGCGTATGACTCGTTCTGCACGATCTGCGGAGGGGACTGCGGATCGGGAACGAGCATGCTGGGGATCGAAGCCGACTGTTGGGTGCCAAGCTGCCTGAGGTAGCTCTGCTCTGCGAATCCCGGCGGTGTCATCAGATTCACGGGAGTCTGATAGACGATGCTCGCCACAGGAGGTGCGGCCGCGTCGAAGAAGCTCTTTTCCGAAACCAACGGGAAGTCGTACCAGGTGTCATCTCCGACGTGACGACGGCTGACCTGGAAGAGGGTCCGTACGCCGGTCTCCAGCAGCTGCTCCTGGTTTCCGACCTGGTCCTCGGCGGCGATGTCGATGTTTCCGTCCTGCCACGTGACCTGGATGCCGGTGACCTGGCTACCAGAGTTCTCGATGGTCGCCTGCAGGTTCTGCGGCTGGTAGACAGCGGCCGCAACAGCTACGAAGAGGGACGGTGAGATGGCGCTCGGGGTCATGTTTCCGAACTTGTCGATGCCGTGGAGCCGATACTGGTACGTGTGCTCAGTCACGACGGCGGCGTCCTGGAAGACGATCTGCTCCCCGTTGCTCTCGAAGAGACCGTTCCAGAGCTTCTTCCGGTCGGGATCGTATCCGAAGCGGACGTCGTCGAAACGGTGGCCGGCGCGCAGGTGGTCCGTCAGGCCGAGCTTGATGTGCTCGATCTGTCCCGGAGGCACGAAGGCCGACTGGCCTAGGCTGGTGTCACGACGGGCGAGGATGAGCCGGGTGACTCTGGTGTCCTCACACTGGAACGTGAGCTTGATCTGACCGGTGAATGCGTCGAGCTCAGCCAGGATATGTGGAGTCGCCAGGTCGACGTGCTTCTGGTCTTCCGGCCAGAAGATCTGGAACTCCTTGGGCGACTCGCTCTTGTTTCCAAAGATGTCCACCGAGAAGATGCGGTACACGTACTTGTGACCCTTCTTGGTGTCCCGGTCGTAGAACACGCCGCCGATGTTCGTCTTGTTCAGAGCCTCACCAATCTGGGTGAAACCGTTCGGAAGCGGCGGACGGGTGTCCTCACTCAGGTGGTAGCCCTTGGACCCGTTGTGGACAGTCAGCTTCTTGGTGCTCGTGTTGGGAGTCCCAGTCAGGTTCTTTCGATAGATCTCGAACTTCTCGACCAGGAGGTCATCCACCGACATGTTGATGGCGATGGCGTTGCCGAGGATGTACCCGCTCGCCTTGGAGGGCGACTGCGGGATCCGGAGCCCGTCCACGTTGATCTGCACGATCTTCGAGCGCGTGCTCTCCGCCATGTTGTTGTCCACCGTCACGATGTAGTAACGGTAGCTCTTGGCGTAGTGGATCGTGTAGTCTTCGAAAGTGTACTCGACGGTGTCACCGATCAGCCGGCCCGACAGCTTGTCAGGAGAGATGAAAGCGATCTCCTTGAACTCCAGCTTGTTGGCCTTGTCGATGATGAAGTTGCTTCGAGTGGCCTGGGCGAAGTTGGTCCTGTTGTGACGTAGCGCCTGCTTTCCGAGCTTTGAAGCGTTGGCGATGATCGCCGCCGAACCGACCTGCACTCCTGGAGCCGCGACGGTGGCTGCCAGGTGCGGGTTCTGGTGTTGCATGTTCCGAAGGGCGTTCAGGTCGAGCGACACGGAACGGTCCAGGTTCTTGAAACTGGTCGGATCGATGAACGGAGCCAGGTTGGCGTCACCCACCTCCGAGCTCACCTTGTCGACGGCGGAGTGGTGGTCCGTGGCGGTGATGCGCTCGTCCTGGGACTGCACTCGGAGGTTCCGGAGTGGGTCGGTCGGGTTGAGCGCCGACAGGGCGTTGTCGATCGACATGTCGGAAAGCTGTCGCTCGTACTGCCCAAGGTAGTCCTGGTTCTTCTGCTTGCTCCGCAGCGGATGGGCGCAGAGACGCTCAATGGCGTTCACTGACAAGCGGGCCGGCTGACGTTGGAAGAAGTCAGGGTTGTCCACGGTCGCACGGAAGATCCGGATGGCCTTGAGCGACCCGTCGGCCACTGCTCCCTGGGGAACAGTGAACTGGACCGTCGAGTAGAACAGGTCCAGGATTCCCTTGTACAGGTGCATCTCCACCGTGATGTGGTCGATGTCGGCCACGGAGGTGTTGACGGACTTTCCGTGCCCCTTCAGGGAGATCGGGAGGAAGTTGTTGACCGAGTGTTGGACCAGGTCTGCGGTGTGACTCACCAGCCGACTCTGGATGGAATTGACCGGGTGGGTGCCGAGCGCGGCCCCGATCTCCTTAGAGAAGGCGTTCTGCTGGACCTGCAGGTCGTGTTCATCGAAGGCCGGAATCCTAACTCCCTGGGCGTTGGCGTCAGGAGAGATTCCCGAGAGCTGGGCACGCATGGCCTGGAGCTGGGAGAGTCCGATCTGGGCGGCCTGGGCCACGACCATGGAAGTCGTCTTCAGTCCGGAGGCATGATCGACCAGGTGCTCGGCGTTGGAAACGACGTTCCCGTCCTGAGAATTGTTGTTCTCGAACTGGTCCTTGCTCGTGAACTTGCGCGTGGACGACCCGTTCGTCAACGACTCACGGGGCTTCCCGTTTACGTTCGTTGACGTCCTGAGTCCCCTGAAGTTGTTTCTACTTACCGCCACGCGCCTTTACCTTCGGCCTGCTGCCGACATAGAAAATCAGGTCATTGTTGAAAGCCATGTCGTTGTTCGTGTCCCGACGGTCCTTCACTTCCACGATCCCTTCGCTTCCCGTCCTGAAGACCCGGACCAGGACGCCTTCCTGGTGCCGCTTGTCCGGTGCCACCTCGAGCGGAAGGAGCTCCATGAGGAACCGGATGTCCTCCGAGTCGTACCTCGCGTACCCCTGGTCGATCGGCCCCTGCTGCTGCACGATGTTTCCGTACTGGTCGGTCTTCGTGTAGAGAACCTGGTGCTTCTGCTGCTTGATCTCGAGGTCCACGGGGCCGTGTGGGGAGTCCGAAGCCGTCATCCGGGGCAGGTACTGGGCGCCCTGCTTCATGGTGAACAACGGGCGGTGGACGTTGGTGAAGTCCGACCCGCTCATGTTCATCCCCATCCGGTAGCCAGAAACCGCCTCACGGACGGGCTGGATCTCGATCAGGTCCGCCTTCGTTCCAGACAGTGCTTCTGCCGACATCGAGCCGCTCTTACTGATGTACGGGTCGTAGTCGACCTCATCGTCGAAGAGAGCGAAGTAGACGTATTGCAGCTGCCCCGTGGAAAGGAGTCGCTTCCCTTCCATGGTCAGGATCATGTCTACGACCCGTGTGTTCTTGTCGAGGAATCCGGCCATCTTACCTTCTAAATAGGCCTACCCTCGGTTTATTCGAGCGTAGACTTTCTGATGTTGAGCAACTTGAGCGAGAGAGCCGAGTTTGTCTTCACTGCTCCTCCCAGCCGGGTCACCGTGTCCTTCAGGGTGTGAGCCTGCGGGATGATCGGACGGGGGTTGATGATCGAGGAAATGATTGACTTCGTTGGCAAATCCTGGGTATTGAAGAACTGGAA